GATCTGCGAGCTGAACATCAAGAGCCGGCAGATCACGAACAAGCGCGGGTACGTGGTGAAGCCGGGTCGCACGAAGATCTCGCCGTTCTGCACGAAGCTCACTGGCTGGACTCAAGAGGCCGTCGATCAAGGTCAGAACATCCTCACGGCGCTCGAGCAAATCGAGGATGACTACCAGATCTCGAAGCACCACGTCTGGGGTTCGTTCGGTGAGTACGATCGAGTGAAGCTCTCGTCCGACGAGGATCAGCAAGGCGGTCTGTATCACCTGTACGGGATCGAGCGTCGCCAGAACCCGTTCGCTCGGATGCGCGCTCACCTGAACATCAAGACGTTGATGGCGATCAAGGAGAAGATGAACAAGGAGATGGGGATGGCTCGAGCCCTGAACTTCTACGGTCTGCCGCTCGTCGGTCGTCATCACAACGGCGCTGACGACGCCTGGAACATCGCTCGCATCGCCGACAAGGTCCTGTCATGAAGTGCACTGCACCCTGCTTTCCTCCGTGCCAAGCTGAAGCCACGCACGAGATCAGAACCCTGGCGACGAAGTCGCATCTCGGGTTCAACTGTCCCGAGCACACGAAGTTCTGCGCTTCGCCCGCGCCGGGCTCCGGCAAGGTCGACTACGACGTCGTCCCGCTGCCGACTCAGTCGATCTCGCCGCCTTCGGACTCGACCCCTTCAGCCTGACTGAACGGATCCTCGCAGAGCGGGATTTTGCACGACATCCCAGGACGAATCACGCCAAGTTGATTCATCCTGTTGAACGCCTCGCGCAGCGGAATCATCTCCGCCTGCGTTAGGTTGTGCCGACCCTTGAGTCGGATCACTGCGTCGATCGTGTCGCCGGGACGGAAGGTGTGGGAAACATAGGGTGTGTTCATACCTCTATGTATGCTCGTGGATTCGTAAATAGTCGACAGACTCCCTGTCGCTAGGATCCAAATGAGCGCTTCCGACATCACAGCAAAGACAACCCACGACCTCTGGATTGAGTCGCGGCAGTTCTCGATCGAGATCTCTCGCCCGTCTCCGACAACGATCGAACTGAAGGTCACTCGTCCTCTCGGGTTCACAACTGTTGATGGCGCGGTCGTCTTGCTGAGCAAGACGATGATCAACGGCACGAACTACCCAGATGACGGGAAGCAGTACGTTGCCTCGACCGACTGGAACATTCCAGGCGATACGATCGAAGGTCCAGATGGCGCGCACGTCGTCGGGTTCTACTCGGCGATTCTGAACAACGCGATGCCGGCTGGCGTGATCGACACGGTCGCGAAGACCACTTCGTTCACAATCACAATCACGAACACTGTCGCCACGCAGATCTATTACGCGTCGGTTCATGGTGGCTCGAACATTCTGCAGTACTACCCAGTCGGCATTCAGTCGTACCCACTCGAAGGTTCACGCGTTGAGAAGGGTGTCGCCTCGTTCGCCGGTTCGATCCCAGCTCTCCCAGAAGCGCCGATCTCGCCGACAGTCGGCACGGTGTACCACGATCTCCAACTGAACCTCGTTCAGTACTGGGACGGCGCGTCCTGGATCCCATCGCGCTCTGACACGATCCTCACTGGGAACATCGATCCCGGAGTGATCGGCCAGACGTACATTTACGCGGGCGGTTCACTGTACGTGTTCAGCGGTGTGAAGTGGACTATTGCTACACCAGCAAATCTCCAGTTCAAGATCCCAGGACCAGCGTGGACTCCGTTCACTACGATCACCTCTGGTGTCACCGAGCCGAGTACACCGACCGTCGGTCAAGTGAACTTCAATTACACGACGAGTCGAACCTCATACTGGGATGGAATGAACTGGGTGTTCGCGAACGCATCGAATGCCCTGTTCAATACCGGCGCTGGTGTCGTTCCAGCGTTCGTACTCCCAACGACAGTCGAGTCATCGCTGATGATGGACCCGTACATCGGGCAACTGTTCTACAACACGACCACGAAGGCCCTGAGCGCTTGGACTGGGTCGATGTGGAAGAAGGCGAACACGGATCAAGAGGGCACTCCAACCTCTGACAAGATCGGCATCGGCAACGACGGCTCGTACGACGAACGGATTCGTCTGATCAAGGTGTTGAAGGGTCAGCTTGGCTGGCCACAGAGCTGCGTTGAGCTCGCCGAAGAGCAATTCAACATCGCGATTGACAATGCACTCGACAACTATCGGATGTGGTGCGATGCAGCGTACCGTCTGAACTACATCATGTTCCCGATGGTCCCGAATCAGCAAACGTACTTCCTGAACAATCGGGCGCAGAAGACCGACAAGATTGTGAACGTCATGAAGATCCACCGGCTGAACGTCCTTGGTATCGAGACGGCGAACGGGAACGACGCCGTGTGGTCATCGGGTATTCTGACTTCGTATTACTCTGCTGGTACCGTTGACATTCTATCGCTGCACCTGCTTTCGAGTCTGTCGGAAGAGTTCCAACGGGTGTTCGCTGGTGACCTCACATTCCTCTGGGACGAACCGTCACGCGAACTGTTTGTCACTCGGAAGGTTTACCGTCCAGAGAAGGTGATCCTCGAGTGCACGATGGAACGCTCTGAACAGGAGATTATGGTCGATCGGTGGTCGAAGCAGTTCATTCAGAACTGGGCACTTGCTGAGTGCAAGATGCAGCTCGGGATGATTCGTTCACGGTTCTCTTCTGGCACACCGGGTGCTGCCGGCACGATCACGCAGAACGGCGAGCTGTTGATCTCCGAAGCTCGTCAAGACATGACTGAGCTGAAGCAATCGGCGCTCGACTACGAGTGGGGCGGTCACATTGGTATGGGGAACGTAAGTTTCCTCATCGGGTAATTTTTTTGGCATCCTAGATAGGGAATAAGTTATTCCCTATCGGGTCATCTTTTTGGCATAAATACATCTGTCAAAAGGAGATTTCATGGATAACAAATCTGATCGTCGAGCTCATCACGTAATCTACAAGACGACGTGTCTCGTAACTGGGAGATGGTACTTGGGGATGCATTCAACAAATGATCTTCATGACGGGTATTACGGAAGCGGTACGCATCTTCAACGATCCCTGAAGAAGTACGGGGTTGAAAATCACAAGTACGAGATCTTGGAGCACCTACCAACAAGAGCCGAGCTTCGTATTCGAGAACAAGAAATCCTAACCGAAGAGTTCATCTCTGACCCGTTGTGTATGAACATTCGATTTAGCTGTTCAGCTGGCAATGATCCAGGCTTTTGGGCTACAAAAGATAGGGCGGCAACGATCACAAAGATCTCAGAGAACTCGAAAGCTATGTGGGCTCGACGTAAAGCTGATCCAGTCGCTCTTACGGCTCACATCGAAAAGCTGAACACGCCTGAGCACGTGATCACAAGGGCTAAAGCCATCAAGGCCAAGAACCACAAGCGCACGCCTGAACAACTCGCTCGTCTGAGTGCCGGACAGAGTAAATACTACTCTACCGTCGATGAAAGCGTTCTGAAAGTTCGTGGTCAAAAGGCCGCTGAGAAAAGAGCGAAGGTCTGGATCATCGAAGATCAGGCTGGCAACAAGCAGGAAGTGAAGGACCTAGTGAAGTTCTCCGAAGCACACGGCATCAAGCGAACAGCACTGTACAAGACTGAGCACGCTGGCACGTATCGAGCTGGCTATCGTATTGTGGGGCGTATCTAATGCCAACACTCGCAGATTGCCCAGACGCAGCAGGTTCGTTCAACAACCCGAACGATCCGACTGGCGGCTTGAATGGTTCCGGAAGCACGACTTCACCGGCAGCGAACCCGTACATCCCGCCACAGCTTTGCATCGGTGATTACACCCTCACTGAGAACAACGCCGCTGACTCGGCGTACCAAGAGAACGTTGCCGCCGAGAACCTGAACATCTCTGGTGCGCCAGTGAATGTGTTCAAGCTGCTCGGCGTTCACGAGCAAGGGAAGCTGATCGACCTGACTGGTATGGGTCAGCCACTTGGCGGTGGTGTGCCAGCGAATGCGTTCGACGCGCTTGCTGGCTCGTGGACATCTGTCGAGACTGGACTTCAAGTCGTTCAGAACCCAGCGTACATCGGGTACGACTTCGGCATCCGGCTGACTTCATACGGACAACCAGAGTACGCGCCGGACGTGAACAACACGTTGCACGTCACGACATTCCGAATCACACAGCCGGATCCGAATGGTCGTGCCCTTCAGGTCCGAGTCGATCGTTCGAACGGCGGGTACAAAGTTGATCCGCTGAAGGTCGCGTTCACTGGTACTGGGAACGGCTCGTTCAGTGGGTTCACACCTGGCGTGTCGCCAAAGCCAGGCTCGTTCATGCTGATCGCGACGTCACCTACCCTGTTCTCAGTGATGTTCACTGGGCCTGGCGGTACATCGATCCTTGGTCTTGCTACCGTTGGCGTTCGGTTCAACTCGCCAATCGGCTCGTTCACGATTCTCGCTGGCAGCACACCGTTCGTCGTGAACGACATGTTCTCAGCACCGGTCGAGCTCGACTGGCTTCGCGCTGATGTCGTGAACCTGCCGAACCTTGGTACACCGGTCACCGTGCGCATTCGTCAGTCAGCGCCATCACGGTACTGGCGTATTGTCCCGCTGAGCTTCACTGGCGTGCTCTCGGCTGGGGCGTGGGTCGTTGACAAGCTCGAGCTGTTCGACTACCAGCAAACGCGGCTCGATGACATTCAAGACTCGCTGTACATGGAGAACCGAGATCGCGATTACGCGAAGGCCTCGATGCAGATCAAGGCTGCGTACACGCCGTTCGATGCTGTCTCTGACCTTTCGAAGTTCGGCTTCCAGATCGCTGACGTGTACACGTTCACGACGTCGTACGCCCAGATGGTCACTGCCCTTGGCCGCCCGATCGTCGTTGGTGACGTGCTCGAAGTTCCAAGCGAGCTTCAGTACGATCACAATCTTCGCCCAGTTCGGAAGTTCCTCGAGGTCTCTGACGTCTCGTGGTCCGCTGAAGGGTACACAACAACTTGGCGCCCGATTCTGTACCGGTTCCAAGCACAGAACCTGATCCCGTCACAAGAGCACCGTGACATCCTCGGCACGGTCGATACGCAGAAGTACATCATCGACGACGGCACGTTCTTCGACGGTGTTGAGCAGATCGAGACCGCAACGCTTGAGGTCGCTGAACGGAACGAACAAGAGGCAATCACTGCCGTGCCAGAGACTGGTGTGAACACTCGTGAGGTTCGCTCTGGCACGAACCGGTTCTCTGAACCTGGGACCTTTGATGGTGTTGGGCCGTACGTTGAGGACGGTCTCCCACCTGACGGGCTTCCATATGAGACCGGCTTTGGTAAGCTTCCTGACGTCGCAGGCGCAACGGATGGAGCGTACTTCCGATTGGAATATGATCCAAAGATGGCCATTCCTGCGCGCCTTTACAAGTTCTCAGGCGTCAAGGGGAAGTGGATCTACGTCGAGACCGATCGTCGCACGGCACGTTCTGCTCATCGTCCGTCTCAGCTTGAGATCTTCAACCGGACTGACACGATGTCCCTCACAACGAAGCGCGTCTCATGATCCAAAATTACTTCTTCGACAATCAACTGCGGGCGTACCTGCTTCAGTTCGTCTCGATCTTCTACGGTCTGCAGATCCAGACAGGTGTTGGCGAGTGCAACGAGACCGAGATGATCTCTGTGCCAGTCGTGATCGGTCACAAGGATCGTGTCGTGGCTGCGATCATGGCTGGGAACACGCAGAACCGCACGTTCTCCCTGCCGACCATGGCAGTCCATCTCACGTCGCTGACAGTCTCGCCAGAGCGTCGGAAGGTGCAAGCGTACGTGGACCAACGCGTCACGTTGCCAGTTGGTGGTGTGTTCCCGAATGACCTCACAGTCGTGAAGCGGTCAATGCCGATCCCGTACAACGCCACGATCGAGCTCAGCATCTACTGCTCGAACTCGAATCAGCGTGATCAGCTCCTCGAGCAGATTCTCGTGCTGTTCAATCCGGACCTGCAGATTCAGAAGTCAGACGGTCCGTTCGACTGGACGAAGCTCACGAAGGTCGAACTGACCGACATCAGCAACGAAGAGAACTATCCAGCATCGACTGATCGTCGAATCATCGTGTGGACCCTCTCGTTCGACGTACCGATCTACCTGAGCATCCCGATGGGTGTGAAGGACGACCTGGTCCGGAAGGTCATGATTCGAATCTCGGACCTTGGTTCTATGGTCGTGAACGAAGTTGACGAATTTGGTGAACGTTCGTTCGGCACTGTGCTCGCTGTTCAAGAGTTCGACACGACCGTGCCGCCGACAGACCCGAACTTCTACCAAGCGAAGCCGTATCCAGGCGAACCGCCATTCCCACCTGAGCAACTCCCATGATCTCATTCAAGCAGTTCCTGTCGGAGAAGGCGATGAACGCCTCAGAGTTCAGCAAGACTAAAGCTCGTCAGGGCGGGACTGCGCAGGTCGGGTTCGAGTTCGAGTGTATCGTCACTGCGGACTCGCCACTTCGAGGTGACGGCAAGATCGAACGTGACTACGTCTCGCTGAACCGAATCTCGAACTTCACTCAGATCGCACAGTACTTCAGCATCAGCAAAGGTAAGAACCGTGAAGTTACGATCGACTTTGAAGAGTGGGAAGCGAAGCGTCTCGAGAACGATCAGTCGGCAACGTGGGATGATTTCATCGATGACCAGTACGGATCGCTGTACAAGTTCGTGAGCGCACACGGCCTCGAGCCGATTTATGGCTGGGAAGCCGACACTGGGCAGGACAGCTCGCGCGTGTACTCAGAACACGAGTCCGATGATGAAGACACGCTTCGCGAGACGACGTTCCAGAACATCGAGAACGATCTCACTACATTCCTTGGTGCGAACGTGACCACTGACTGGAAGGGTGTGAAGAACCATTACGCCGCTGGCGACTGGGTAGTTGTGGCTGACGGCTCGATCGAACCAGACGATGGAGGTGTTGGTGTCGAGATCAACTCACCACCGCAGAAGCTCACGAAGGCTCTGCGAGACCTGAAGACGATGTTCAAGTGGATGGATGCAAATTACGTTGACACGAACGAGACGACTGGGCTGCACATCAACATCTCGATGCCAGGAATTCAGAACGTCGATCTGGTGAAGCTTGTTCTGTTCATGGGTGACAAGTACGTCCTTCGGCAGTTCGATCGCCTGAACAACACGTACACTCGTTCGCAGGCTCAGAGCATCCTGAACAATGTGACTGGCCGTGGGCGGTTGCCACGTGATGCGAAGGCGATGGTTGAGCTGGCACGGTCAGCTCTGTCGGACGACAAGTACTCCTCCGTGCACATCACGAAGCTGAAGCACGGGTACCTTGAGTTCCGAATTGCTGGTGGCGCTGGGTACCACCACAAGTACGAGATGATCCATAACACTGTTCTTCGATTCGTAACAGCCCTCGAGATCGCAATCGACCCGAATGAAGAACGGAACGAGTACCTAAAGAAGCTGTCCAAAATTTTTGACATCGCGGAAGGTGGCGATGCGAACCACGACTTAGACGGTCGACCATTGGCTGACATCCTTGAGATTGGCGACGAGGACTCGACGGCTGAGATGCTGAACTCATTCTTGGTTCAGGCCAAGGAAGGGAAGCTGGATGGTGACTCAGCCAGAGAGCGGGCCAGCACCTGGTTCCATGATGTATTCTTGAAAAGCCTGTTCAGATCGTTCTCAGAGCTGAACATTCGAACTGTTTCAGATCGCCAGAAGGCTGAACTGAAGCTGATCATGAAACGCCTGGGTATGGATCCGAAGACGCTCACGCAGCAAGACGGCTTCGAATTCGCTTGGAAACGTGACGTCCTGCAGAAGTTCGGCTTCTGAAAGTGCGTCCGATTCGGGCCACGAAATCTGACTGCTCCATAAATACGTTCTGAACAACCAGAGCGGCAACTGCCGTCTTCCCCTAGGAGCACACTCAAATGGCACTCATCTCTCCAGGCGTCAGCGTCACAGTCACGGATCAGAGCTTCTTCTTCCCGACTGCAGCCGCTACCGTCCCACTGATCTTCGTCGCAACTCGCGCGAACAAGGTTCAAACTGACGGCGTGTCGGCTGCTTCCGGTACGCTTGAAGCGAACGTCGTTCGTACAGTCACATCGCAATCGCAATCGCTGCAACTGTACGGTGTTCCGTACTTCTGCAAGGACGCATCGACTGGGAACGAGTTCCACGGCGACGCCCGGAACGAGTACGGTCTGTTCGCTCTGAACTCCTTCCTCGGCCTCGGCAATCGTGCGTACGTCGTCCGTGCGAACGTGAACCTGAACGACAGTCCAGAGACATTCATCTCCCTTGGCGTTCCAGCTGCTTCGACACCGGCATTCGTCGGGATCGGCAATGGCACTGTGACTGGCGTCTCGGCAATCTCGTCGCAAGTGAAGCCACAGACGGTCACCGTCACATTCACATCGGCTACAACGTACAACGTCGTTGGTTCGGTGAATGGTCACATCGGCGCTGGCATTGTGCCAGGCTCGTTCGCATCGAACGTTGTTTCGTTCAACGTGGCTGCTGGCTCGATCCCATTTGTGTCTGGTGACAAGTTCACGTTCGCTCTGTCGTACGTCGCTGTTCCAGGTGTGAACGCAGGGAATGGTGTTCTTCAAGGTCTGAAGGCCGACGTGCTCGCCGTGCCAGAAGTGATCACGATCACGTTCACAACCCCTACTGACTACACGGTATCGAACCCGTTCGGCACCGGCAGCGGTGTTGTGAACTCTCCGTTCGATGACAACCGCCTGAACTTCACGATCGTCTCGGGTTCAGTCCCGTTCGGTCCTGGTGACTCATTCACTGTGACGGCTGCTGCTGTTACGATCTCATCGCCGCTCGGTACCTCTGATGCACAGCGTCGCGTCTCGATCGTTACTGCCCTCGCAGCCTCGATCAACAGCAACGTCGAAGTCCGTTCCGAACTGTACGAGTACAATCTGATCCTCGCCCCTGGGTACTTCGAACTCGCCGACGAACTGATCACCCTTGCTGGCGACATCAAGGACGAAGCGTTCGTGCTGTGCGACACACCGTCGAACCTGAACCCAGAGCAGACAGCTCAGTGGGGTCTGACATCGGCACGTCAATCGAAGAACGGCATTGCGTACTATTACCCGTGGGCCATCCAGTCGAACCTCGACGGGCGTGACGTCATGGTCGCAGCATCCGGTGTTGCTCTTCGCACGATGGCGTACTCTGATGATCAGTCGTACGTGTGGATGGCACCAGCTGGCGTCTCACGTGGTCTGACCTTTGGTCCGTCCAAGGTTGGTTACGTCTCTGGTGATCTCGGCACAGCAACGACATTCGTCGAAGCGAACCTGAACATCGGCCAGCGCGACAACATGTACGACTCGCCACGGAACATCAACCCGATCACGTTCTTCCCAGGCCGTGGTATCCTGATCTGGGGTCAGAAGACTTCTAGCCCAGCAACATCGGCTCTGGACCGCATCAACGTCGTTCGTGGCGTGATGTACCTCCGCCGCGTGCTTCGCAAGGGTGCTATGCCGTTCGTGTTCGAACCGAATGACCAGATCACTCGCGACAACCTGAAGTCGGCAGCCGATGGCCTGCTGAACGACATGATGGTGAAGCGCGGTCTGATGGACTTCGCTACGTACTGTGATGCAACGAACAACACGCCGACAGTGATCGACAACAACCAGCTCATTCTGGACGTCGCGATCAAGCCAACGCGTGCTGCTGAATTCATCTACATTCCAATCCGCGTGGTGTCGACCTCGGCATCGATCTAAGACGACAGCAAACTCGTCGATGGGACCTTCGTGGTCCCATTTTCGCATAAGTATCTGAAACACCTGGAGATACAATGAAGGTCTCAGAACTCTTTGAAGAACAAGCGCTCGGCACACTGACCGTCTCGCCGTCTGGCGATGGGTTCGTCGTGAGCGCTTCTGCCAAGAGCGGTCCGATTATTGGCGCAGTGTACTGGGCTTGGAAGACGCTGAGCACCAAGAAGGGTGTCACAGTGAAGATGAAGTCCGGCAAGACTGTCGAGAAGAACGATGGCGGCAGGCTGTTCAGCTCTCGTCCACAGGGTCTCGTGTTCTTCGGTGCCGATGAAGCGACCGTGAAGGCAGCAGCCGATGCCGCTGTCGTGAAGGTCCAGAAGGAAGTGAAGGCGCTTGCGAAGCACAAGGCTGATGCGCCGAAGCGGAAGGCTGAAGCCAGCAAGTTCAACTCCGAGAAGCGCAAGAACGATCTCGCCGAGTACGCGAAGCTGTACGGCAAGGGTACATGGGGTCGTGTCACGTATCGCCAAGAAGGTGGTGACGACGGGTACCAGTACGTGGTCCGCGTTGATGGTCGTTCGAAGTGGAACGGTCTGACGCTGCGACAAGCTGCGTACGAGAAGGAACGCGAAGTCGATGCGATCGCGAAGAAAGAGAAGCTCGGGAAGTACGCGGAGGCGAATTGATCACGTTCAAGCAGTTCCTGAAGGAAGCTGAGCGCGAGATCTACGCGAAGAAGATCGAAGACGCTCCAGCGTGGTCGCCAGCCGTAGCCGAAGAACACTACAAGGTCGGGAAGATCACGTTCTCTGCTTCAAAAGGTTTCGGCTCCGTGCCGAACAATGCGAACGTGAACTACATGGGTATGGTCGTGTTCATGAAGCCAAGCACATTCATGTCGCTCGCACTCGATGATCAAGGCGCTCAAGAGGAGACCTCGAAGGACCTTGAGAAGTTCGTTGAGGAAGGGTACGCGATCGGCATCCCGTTCATGTCGATCAAGTTCGCCGAGGATGGGAACACGCTCCCGAAGATCACTGGCCACGAAGGTCGTGGTCGGATGCGAATGGTTCGACGTGTGAACGGCGATGAGCCGATCCCAGTTCACCTGTTCCCGTCTGGTGGGATGCGCTCACGAGACATCACGGCTGATATGGTCGCCGAGGTGAAGCAAGGCGTGTTCGCCGAGCAGTCCGACAGGGTCGTGAAGAACCCTGTGTCGAAAGTGTACGTCGACGGGAAGTCGATGTAAACAAAAATGGGAGCCAATGGCTCCCATTCCTTATTCAGCACCTAATGCTGTATTTCAGCGTGCGTGGTGTCTGATGAACTCAGCACACTTGCTGTACAGCTCGAACCGCACTGGTATCGGCGTGCTTGGGTTGTCGTTCTCGTCACGAAGCAGGATCTGATGGTTCGGTCCGTACTTCTTGTACTCGTCGAGACCTGCGTTGAACTGCTCGACCGTGAGCTTGATCCGATCGTCGACGAACGCTTCCTTGATCGGCGGACGCGTCACGAACACTTCCATCACGTCGAACCGACGCTTGAACTCGGCGTAGTAGTGATGCGACAATGCGACGTCCTCACCCCGCAGGACCTTGTCGTACACGAGATTCGAGACGATGAACCGATCCATGAGGTACGTCTTCGCCGGATCGAGCAGCTCGAACATCGTGAACAGGATCTCGAAGTCCTTCTCGGTGTTCATCCGAAGCAGAGCGCCTGATGGCATCGTCTTCGGGAACTTGATCTCCTTGGCGTGCGGCCACAGATCGCGAGCGAGGTCACGAAGCAGAGTTGACTTGCCGCAGTTGTCCATGCCATCGAATACGATGAACTTAGTTCGAAGTGACATTCACGAAGTCCTTGTTGTACAGTGAGTCGATCTCGCCAGCCGCGTACACGAATGGCGAGATGTCAACACGATTATACTCCAGATCCTCGAGTTCCTTTCGGAGCCAGCGAAGATCGGGAATCGTGTTCAGGTTCGGAATCAGGTGCGACGAGAACGTGATCACTGGGCAGCCGTAGTGGAAGAACTCGATCGTACCCGGATGGAGCACGGCGTCAATGTCATCGAGCATCACGACGATCGGTTGCGAAGCCAGGATTCGGTAGTACTGCTCCTTCGTCGGCTTGATCTGGGTGATGTACGGCCGAGTCACGACCATCGTGTCGTTCGGGTCCGTTGTCACGACGGTCCAACCGTCCTTGTACAGCTCGAGCTCTTCGAATGCCTCGATGAACTCGGCGAACATGTACGCCTTGTCCGAGATTCGGAACGGCCAGAAGATCATCTTCGGGTCAGCCGCCCAGACCTTGTGATCCGGCAGCAGATCCGCGTGCGCGCACTTCGTGTTCACGATCACCTTGTCGAGTAGGTCCGGCCGGATCTCGAGGATGTACTCACGTTGCCGTGGGTTCAGCACCGTCGTGAACAGCGACTGCTCAATCGACTTCAGATCTGTCTCGAAGAACCGATCGATGTACGGACGATTCAGCTCGGGCAACTTCGTGATGTTGAAGTTGTACACGACCGGCTTCGAGCCAGTGTACCCAGTGACATCGCTGATCACGACGTCAACGTTCGCCTCAAGACCTTTCATCAGATCGACGTTCGCCACCCAGAAGAAGTCACGAGTCGCAACGGCGTTCGCACCGTACTTCATCTGAACGAAGAACACGTGTGGGTGCTCCTTGAACCGCTCAGTGACTTGGTCGAGGTCCGATGTGTCATCCGGCACTGCCACGAACACTTGGTCGAAGTTCGACGCAAGCACTCGCGACATCGTGAGCTGGAAGTTCCCGTCCTTCATCGCGGCGTACTCGCCGGTCTCGTACGACCGCATCGAGAAGATTGGAATCCAGAGGACATTCATGCCAGGAAGTTCCGCACGTACTCGAAGTCACGGTCAAAGAGGTGACCGTTGATCATGTGACAGTGGTACTCGCAGTCCTTGACGTCCACACCGAGTTCGCTCGCCACGAGGTGCAGCAGACGCATCTGAAGGTAGATGTCGAGCTGAAGGACGATCGCGAGGTTCTGTGAACGCATGATCGTGCTCAGGATGAGCTTGCCGTTCCGGCGCGTCAAGTGGTACGCGATCGTGCACGGGAACTCGAGGGTCTCGTCCTTGTCCAGAAGCTGAAGGTCGTCCTCGTTCAGGATCATCAGCGTCGCACGACGGGTGTTCGGTGAGCGCTTCAGTTCAGCCAGCACAGCGCCGAGCTGCTTCGCGATCCGCGGACCGTAGAACGTGTTGAAGTTCGCCGGCAGATCTGGGTTCTTCGGCTTCGTGATGAACTTCGCGACAGCCGGGTAGTCCTTGAACGCGGCTTCGGCATCGGTGCCGCCGGCGATCAGGAACTCCCAGAACGTCTCGGCGTACGCGTACGAGATCCGGTTGATGCGTGGATCGTTCAGCAGGAAGTCTGACGTGTCCAGAACACGAACGGAGACATCAAGCAGTTCGTGCGCGCGGCCGATGCGTGTGTCTTCCACGTACTCAGGGGTTTCGAGGGCCCGTTCGTTCAGGTCCTTGAACATCGAGGTCAGGTTCGGGTATGTCAGCATCATGTTGTCTCCTTAGATTTCATTGCCAGTGCGATATGCCAGGTCGAGGAATGCTTCCGCGAGTTCAGGTGTCAGACGAGGTCCGATGTTGTCAGAGATCAGGAACAGCGGGCGAAGTCCACAGTACACCATGGCTTCATGAAGGTTCGTTGTGTCGTGCCTCTTCTGTTGCCCCATGCTCAGGAGGCAGGTCGCATCCTTCTGGAACTTCGGCTTCATTCTATCACCGACCAGATCAAAGGCGAACCCCTTGACGAACACGGTTTGTAGGTACTCCACCATCTTGGCAGGCGGCATCTCCCACCACACTGGGTACGCGAAGCAGATGTGATCCGCTTCGGAGATGTATGCCTGATGATCCTTTCCATTGCCGCGTTCGTCGTACAGGTTGTACCAAGTCACGTTGTGACCGGCAGCCAAGGCACCTTCACGGAACCGTGAAGCCAATTGGCCTGTGAACGAAGACCCAGACAGGTCTGGGTGCGCGATGATCTGAAGTACGTTCATACGGCCTCGTAAATAGGAGTAGAGATCATTGTAACAAGACCTGTGGATCCCGCAACCTACGATCAGGATCAGAGAGCCCTCCTTTCAGGATGTGCCCCGAAATCGGACTTGCCGCATAAATAGGTTCGTATGTACTAGCTCCAGCCCTTTGAGCTCACAGGAGAGAAAACAATGGCAACACTCAGCAACTTCGGCATTCCAGGCGCGGGCTCCGGTATTCTGCACCCACGGCTGAAGAACAAGTTCCGTATCTCGTTTCTGAACATGGGTCAGCTGGTTCCGGGCACGAACACACGGAACCTGACAATGCAGGTCACGAACATCACGCTGCCGAACCTCACGTTCGAAGAAGTGATCCTTCACCGTTACAACAGCACTGCGTACATCGCCGGCAAGCACTCGTGGGAACCAATCACCGTCACGGTTGAAGACGACATCACTGGTCTCGCCGCTACCGTCGTGAAGGCTCAGCTCGAGACTCAGCAACGCATCATCGGCGTCGACCTCGACGGCCGTTGGCTGAATACTGCTGCGACTGGCTCTGACTACAAGTTCGGTGCGAAGATCGAGCAGCTTGATGGCAATGAAGGCGTCGTTCAGACCTGGATCCTCGAAGGTGCGATGATCAC